TTGGGCCGATATCGCCTGTGGGCCCAGTTGGGCCGATATCGCCGGTGGGCCCAGTTGGGCCGATATCGCCGGTGGGCCCAGTTGGGCCGATATCGCCTGTGGGCCCAGTTGGGCCGATATCGCCGGTGGGCCCTGTTGGGCCGGTATCGCCTGTGGGCCCAGTTGGGCCCGCATCACCCTGCTGCCCCGTCGGCCCAGTAACGCCTTGAGGGCCTGTGGGGCCCTGCGCGCCCGTGGGCCCAGTCGGGCCCATGAGGTCGCCCAGAGGCGTCCACGCCGGGGCGCCGCCGCCCGAGGACACCAGCACCTCGCCGTTGTTGCCGGAGTTCGTCAGGGCGAACTTCTCGTCCGTCGAGTAGACGACGGCACCAGCAATAGGGGACAGACTATTGCCAGTGCCGCCGTTGTCCAAGGGGAGCACGCCCTGAACCTCTGTGGCGCTGGCCAAGTCAACGGCAGGATGAACGTGATCCTCCCGAGAGGCCTGCGTACCTGTTCCTGCCGTCGCCGGGCCGAGGGACTGGGGCGTGGCCGACGAGAAATTGATGCTGAGTGTGATGTTGCTGGACAGCGCGCCGCCGCCCGTCAGGCCCGTGCCTGCGGTGACGGTGCGGCTGTCGGGGACGTACCCCGAGAGGACGATCGGCACATTGACAACGCTGTCGACGCGCCCCGTGGCGTCGACGAAGAACTGCGGGACGGCTGAAGCCGAGCCGTAGGTGCCCGCGACGACGCCCGTGAAGTCGAGCTGCGTGTAGCCAATGCCGCCGGGGAGAACGGAGATGACGCGGTCCTGAGACAGGTCGCCGCCTCCCGTCAGGGCAGTGCCTGCGGCGATGATGCGGGTGGAGGGCACGGCGCCCACGGCGGCAATGTTGCTGAACTGCACCTTGTAGGTGATGCCGCCGTAGACGTACGGCATGTAGCCCGTAGTCGCGACGCCCAGATACTCAGGGAGCTGCGTAATCCGCGTCGGGACTAGATTGCTGGGTACGTCCGTCATGGCTCAAGATATTCCTGATTTTCCTCAACGATAAGGAAAGAGTTGTCATCTTGCGTGACGAGACCGTTCGGATTTGTGCCGAGCGGCGTGTCAGGCCGCAGAAACGGCAGCAGGATGTTGTCGGGCTGCCGCGCCGGCAGGCGGTACGGATCGAGCTGGTCGAGGTCGTCCTTGCACACACGCAGGCCGGGGTAGTTGTTGTCGGGCATGAGATCGCCGATCGGGAACTTGCGGCTACAACGCCCACAAATACCGATCGCGAGGTTCGTGTTGCCGCGCGTGTTGAGGTACTTGGCCATCTACTCAAGCCCCACGTCGGGGCGCGGATGGCGCAGGGAGATGACCTCCGGCGAGGGCGCAGGCTCGCGCCACGGATCCAGCACGTCGAGATCGTCCCGACACACGCGCAGGCCCGGAAAGTTCGGGTCGCGGTACAGCTCGGTGATGGAGAACTTGCGGCTGCAGCGGTCGCAAATACCGATGCCGATGTAGGTCAAGCCGCGCGTGTCGAGATAGCCCTCCATCAATGCACCGTCTTGTTTAGCCGAGAGGATAAAGTTCTTGGGTCACTGTCACGGGCTTTACGCGCGGCCTTGCGGTACATCTCAGTCATGCTGCTCGCAAAATCAGGGTCTTTGGCCGCGCGGGCTTTCACGGCTGCGGCAGCTTTTATCCCGCCAAGATGCCTGCGCGCCTTCTCGCGCGCGGCGTATTCCGGGTCGTTAGCGATGCGTTCGCGCCGGGCTACTTCGCGCAGCAGAGCAGTTGCTTTCTTTTCCGCAAGATAAGCAGCCTCGTATGCAGGGTCGGCCCGGCGCTCTTTAATTGCCGCATGCATCTTTTCCGACAAACGTTTCATTTCTGCAAGTTTGGTTTTGCGCTCATCTTCGCCCATGGCGTCGAGAAGTTCACGCGGCGGCTGGCCACCGGCCGCGCCCCCAACGTTGTAGCCATGAGGAGCCATAACTTTCCAGTCGCGTATGAATTGCCGCTCTAGCATGATGTGAAGGCGCGCAGGCGCGGTCGTTAGGACTTTCCACTCAAAAGCATCGTAACCGTACTTTCGCATGGCGCGGTGTAAAGGGCTGCGGTCTTTGCGCTGCTCCGTATGTCTCTTGTGTAGGTTCCAACGATTGGCAATATCCGTCGAACGGCCGATGTACTTCTTGCCGTTTTCTTTGTGCCTGATCATGTAGATGCCGCTAATGATCATTTTGTATACATTGATATGTTCGGCGCGATCATCATCGGCGAGTTGTCGCGCTCTTCCATCTGCGCAATGTTCAACGCCTGCGCCGCCTTGGCGTCGAGCATGGGGATGATGGCTGCGTCGACTTCGACGATCTCCATAGCCAGCTTGGCCGCCAGATTGGCGACGATCGCCTCGTACCAACGCTGCGGGATTTCCAGCTCCTGCGTCATGGTGCCGACGTCCATGATGTAACGCTGGCGCCACAGCACGATCTGGTACGTCGACGCGCCGTCGTTCGGCACCGGCCACAAGTGCATGATTGGATTGTTGACCTGACGGTCAAACCAATACTGCAGGGGGCGATTGGACTGGAAGAACAGGTTGGGCAGGTTCGTGTAGTCGTCGCGGTTCATGCGCGCCAACGGGATTTGCGTGGGCGTATTGCCCAGATAGATCATGTCGAAAGAGAGCGTGCCGCTCGTGGCGCGCACGCGGAAGTATGTGCTGGCGACGCTGCTGTCGAGGTCGTACCAAGTCTTCTCGCCGGCCACCGCGATCGGCGTCTCGGTCTGGACCGTCACCCAAGTGATGTCGTCGTCTGACCGCTCGAAGATCAGCGGCACAGAGGCCGCCGACCAGAAGATGCCCACGCTCGTCACGAAGGCGGGCGAGGAGAAGTACACCTTGCGCTCAGTGGACGTGTCGAAGTTCGTGCCGGTGACTTCCTGCAGGTAGCGCAGGTTCGCGTTCAGGATGTCTACGGTGCCGTCCGTCGTGGTGACGTCGCCCACGCCGTCGTACAGCGGGTAGATCTGCTTCTCGATGCACCAGAGCGGTGCGCCTTGGTTCGCCAGATCACTCAGGAACAGGTAGAGCTGGTCATTGGCGATGTCGACGTATTCGGACGTGATTTGTTCCGCAGTCAGTTTCGTTCTGCGGAATGCGTTGTCTATGACGCGCCCGGTATTGAAAACGGTCTTCGAGACTGTGTTCGAAAAAGCCATAAGATCCTGCCCGCTGTCTATTGCAGCAGCCCGCCACTGGGGGCAGGCATCTCTGGCTGATTGACTATACTTGAAGGGGCGTTCAGCGACAAGCTGAACGCCCCTTCACTCATTCTAGCACTTCGTGCTGCCGCCCTTTTTGTAGGGGCGCCCGAAAAGCGCGCCGGTCATCGGGGCGACGCCCTCCCCACCGGAGAGCTGGTTACGCTCGGCGGGGGTCATTGCGCTGTAGGGCTTATTGCGGGCGGCATCAACGGCCGCGCGCTTCGCCATCATGGCGTCGTACACTGCGCGGCTTGGCCCCGCGGCGGCGCCGAGAGCGCCCGCGGAAGCAGCCGGAGCGGCAGCGCCACGGGCGCCAGCCATCTTAGCCGCTTCCATGTTGCTGATCGCGCCAAGCCCAGCAGCCGGACCGGCAGCTCCGCGAGCGGCCGCCATCTTGCTGATGATGGGCATGGCCACCTTCTTCAGCTTCTGCATTTCCTTATCGGAGACGGCCCCGGCGCCCGGGGCGCCCATCACACCGCCCATGGCCTTCTTGACGGGGATCTTGGCTCCGGCATTGCGGGCCTCGCTCAGGGCGATCGCCACGGCCTGCTTGGGGTTCTTGACCAGCGGGCCCTTGTCGGATCCGCTGTGCAGGTCGCCCTTGCCAAATTCGTTCATGACTACACCGACTTTGCCCTTGGCGGCCTCTCCGCCCTTCTTCAGGCCGATCGGGACCGCCATCACCGGCGGCATGTTCTTCTTGGCGGGCGGCGCGGGCTTCTTCGTGCCCACGGCAACCATGATCGACAAGCTCTTCGGGGCCGACTTAGCGGCGCCGCCCTTGGCGTAGCCGCAGGCGCCACCGCGCATGTAGCCTCGGACCTGCTTCGGGCCGGAGGAGGAGAACTCAAAATCCTTCACATATTTCATAACCATGGCGAGTGTTCCTTTTCAGCAGTCCCACTTACGGAGAGAGAGCGCCTTGCGGGTTGGGCGTCCCTGTTCATCTTTCATTGGACCGGGCATGCCGGTCATTCTTGCGCAAAAGCTCTTACGGCGTCCTGCGGCCTTGGGGCTCTTGGCGGCCATCTTCGCGCTCACCGGCGGCTTGATGTCCTGCCCCTGAGCCTTGAGACTGGCGCGGCCCTTGGCGTTCAGGCCGCCCTCGGGGTTCTGGCCTTCCTTGCGCGTCCACGCGCCGCCACCGGAGGAAAACTGAAACTCTTTAACGTACTTGACCACCGTGCGCGCCTTTAGCGGAAGAGGTTGTAGAGCTTGTCCGCGTCGTATTTGATGCCGAGCTTACCTTCATAGGTAGGCTTTTGTCCGTATTCTTTATTAACGGCACCGCGCACAGAGAACTCTCCGCCGCCCGGCAACTCAAAGCTCCTGCCTATGTTGCCGTACATGGAAGCCTGCCGCTGCGCGTTATCTGCGTGCCATCCGCCGTGCACGGCAAAGCCGGAAGGCGATAAAATCTCGTTGGCCTTATCAAGAACATACTGAGGCAGGTCGCGGGTGACGCTGCCGCCTTCCCCGAAACTACGGGGGGCAGGTTGCTGCCCCTGACGCGCCTGAAGCATGGCCATAATCTGCGGAGGCAGGCCGCCCCTCGGGAGCATGGCCGGCTGCGGCTGCTGCCCTTGGCGAGCCTGAAGCATGGCCATGATCTGCGGCGGCATACCCGGCGGCATACCGGGAGGAGCGCCCGGAGGAGCGCCGGGAGGAGCGCCCGGCGGCATACCCGGAGGAGCACCGAGAGGAGCACCGGGAGG